TAGACGAATTAAGGGATCCTTTGATGGAATTAACAGACAAAGAGCAATTCGAAGTCCTAGCAGCATTTGCACAGTGGGGATTAGAACAGGAGGAAGTGGGATGAATAAACGCCAAAAAAATAAACAATTTAAAAAGCAGTTAATCAAAAACGGTTATCCAGATAAGAAAGTGAAACTTTATTGTTCAGAATGTGGAAAAAGATTGAGTTTTAAGAATGAATACCATAAAAGACATCTATTGTGTAACGAATTTTGCTTTATGCATAGCGTAGGTCTTGGGTGGAATGATTTTCTATGATGAGGAGGAAGTAGAATGAAATACGAAATACCACTAAGCGAAGCAGACGTCCAGTCAATTATTAACGGTCGGGAGGTTAACATAGAACTTCCTGATGGTACTGAATTAGTCATCAGACAAAGTTATTTGAAAGATATGGCAGCTCCAGTATTAATTGATCGTTTTAACGTGACTGATTCTGTGGTAGAGAACCACTTGAAAGAATTTCGATCAAGTATAAACGACACTTTCAGATTAGGGAGTTGATTGACAATGAACAACAGACACCGCAGAGTAGCAAAACTAAGAAAACAAGAACTGAATGTACTGAAGGCGAAGTTTGAAAAAGAATACGGAGTTTCTGTAGAAGAAGTAGTAAGACTTACTAGAAGTTTTATGAAGGATTTTGGTCAAATGGTAAGTGATATTGGAAAGGCTGTTACTTATCTTGGGGAAAATTTACAACGGAACATGGAGGAGAAAGAATGAAACTAAAAGACGGATTTTACGCTAGCAGTCATGGTATCGGCGGTTTAATGCTAGATATGCCGACAAAGAATCCTAAAAAACGTAAGAAACCAAAAGTCAAAGTCGGTGACATGGTTCGCTGTGAAGCAGAAGGATTCATCTATCCATTTCGTGGATATGTAGAACACGTCTATAATCACTCAGCAATCATTCGTATTGAAAACACGATGAAATGTGACAAGTGGTTAGCGAAAAGTAAAGAGAATTTAGCAGTGGTGAGATTGGTGGATATTGAACTAATCAATGACAAATAAAAAAAGCCGGATCGCTCCGACTGATGTAATAAATCCGACAAGTTTATTATATCACATAAAAGGGGCGGTTTGACTTGATGCAATTGTTACGAGAGGTAGATTTCAAACAGACAAGATGTAATGCGAGAGATGTGCTGAAGAACTTTCGGCGTTTGGAGCGGATGGCAGGTCGCTCTTTGATAGATATTAAGTCGCCGATTATTACGGATATGCCGAAGGCACCGAAGCACGGCAATAAGGCAGAGGACGCGATCATTCAGATGATGGATATAGAAGCGGAGAGAGACGCGATTCTAGCGGCCTTGATGGCTCTTAGTCTGATTAGTCGTCAGATACTCTACTACAGCTTTTGTGTGCCAGATAGCTTCTCAAACTACAGAATTAGCCGTGAAGTGGGTTATTCAGAAAGAAGTATACAACGGATGAAGTCGGAAGCGCTAATAGAGTTTGCAGAAGCATATAAACACGGAAAAATAATTGCTTATAAATAATTTGGCGGTTTTTTGGCGGAATGATGGCGGTTTTTAGACATTTACCAGTGTTATTATGGTAGTGTCGAAAGATTAGGAAACAGGACCTCGACAAAATAAAATGTAAGGGAGGAAATCTCCCTCATCGTTTTAAATTAAGCTTCGATAGACAGCAGCAAATATGAAGAAAAGGATGTGAACTCAACTCCTCCTAAATTCTTCATCCGTTGCTGTCTATTAATTTATGTATTGGAGGGAAAACGAATGGATAAAGAAATCAAAGCAACTGTCAAATTAGATTTGACTGAACTAAAAGAACTGCTCAACAAGGCTAATGACCAAGTCGAGCAAATAAAGTATCAAGGTATGGATCGGGAACGGTTGATTGATATTATTGAGCAACAACGTTTAGAATTGATCCAAAAAGAAGCTGTATGTAAAGAGTACAAAAAACATTTAGAACAAGTAATTGAGTATCATTCAGTAGAAAAGTACAGATCAGTGGCGCAAAAAAATAGAGCAACGAGTCCTGATCCTCGTCAAGATGTATCGATTAGTATCAAGACGCCAGTATTTAATTCTGTTAAATCAGAAAAGCTAGAAAGTATCTCAACTGCTTTGGTAGAAAAAGCAGCTGAAATGAACTCCCTAGCAAATGAAGTTAGTCGTCTTATTTAGTCACATCGATAACTTGAGAGTCTTTGGTGATTCCGTTTTTTATAGAATTAATGGTTTGTTCAGCGGAATATTTAGTCAAGTATGTTTCGCTAGTTGCTACTACTTCATTGTTATCGGACTTAATAACGAAGTAATATTGGCCATTAGTTGCTTCTCTTATAACAAAGTACAAATTTTTCACCACCTTTTAATTTATTTCAGCGGACCACTCGCTGATAACTAAAATTATACGCTTAGTATTTATTTTCACAATATTAATTTGTCACTGTGGCGGAAAGGGTAGACGCTAAGCATGCGTGCTAGGTCAATGCTTCGGCAACTATGCAATGTTCGATTCATTGCCAGTGACTTTGGCAACCGAGGCATCGGCGGTTTAAAAATATAGGGGTGCGCAATTTCGTACGCGTTTTGTGCATCGTGTAGGTTGCTATTACATATTAGATCACTCATCGAGTGGTCTTTTTATTTTGGAAGGGGAGTAAACAAATGAACGAAAACCAATTAAGAGAGTTGTTTAAAACGAATGAAGCAAACAAAACAATGGAGGCGACATTCTACGAAACTCAAAAAAGCTTAGCGTTAATCGCAAAACAAGCTAAGTATTTCTACGATCAGCTTATTCTGCAAGGATTTAATGAAGGACAGGCTATGGAATTTATGATGCGAACCTTTTCTGCCAACAACCAACAGAAAGAGTGATACGTAATGAGAAACTACTGGTATGTATCACTAACAAATAAATACCCGCAACCAAACGCAGATGATCCAATTAGAGTTGTCCAATCAGTCCAGATTAAAAAGAAATACTCCATTGTTGAAATGACCAGAGAAGCTACGCCAAATGAAATTGATAAATGCAAACTTATTTATTGCGGTCATGGTTTCTTTGATGAACCAAACATTCAAAATAATATTAACAAGAATTTGAGGGATTAGAATGCAAATTGAATTAATAAAGTTTCCGATTTAAAAATATTGATTGAGGCTGAATTGATGTTGAAAGATATTGAGAACTAATGGATATTAGAGTATCCTAAATTTAATAATAAATTTTTAGGAGTGATTATTAATGGGATATTCTGATCTTAAAGAGTTATTTACTGATGCAAAGAATCTTGCAACTGGAGCGAACGATTTACAATTGAAATCAGTGCTACTGGATATTCAAGGTGCGGTTTATGATTTGCAAGAAGAAAATAGGGATTTAAAGGACAAAATTAAGGATTTAGAAAATCAAAAAATTTTAGATTCGGAACTTGTAGTAGATGGACATTTTCTTTATAAAATAAACGATAGAACGAATCAAGCTTTTTGTCTAAAATGTTGGGATTCAGAAAATAAATTAATTCGAGCAATATCGATTGATGAATATGGTATTGAATTTAAAAAATGTACTAGATGCGACTTTACGTCAGACTCATTTCGAAAAGTAGAGAAGTCGCAAATATAGAAAAACAAAACTCAACGTAAAAAGAATGCGAGGTGGTGTGTATTGAATGGCAAGACAACGTGATCCAAGGCGTGATGAAGCCAAAAGGATTTGGTTAGAATCCAACGGAGAAAAGCAGTTAAAAGAAATTGCATCTGAATTAAATGTTTCAGATTCTCAAATTAGAAAATGGAAATCTCAAGATAAGTGGAGCGCTGAATTGAAAAGTAACGTTACCAATGGCAAAAGTAACGTTACTAATCAAGGTGGCGCTCCTATTGGTAATCAAAATGCTAAAGGTAACAAAGGAAACAGCAGAGCATCACCACCTAAGAGAAACAAGAATGCTTTGAAAACAGGCGAATATGAAACAATATTCTTTGACACGTTAAGCGATGACGAAAAGGACATCTATTCAAGTTTGGATGATGATCCTTCTTTTGTTTTGTCTGAGGAAATACGGTTGTTAAAGATACGCCAGTTACGAATGATGAAACGGATAAAAGAAGCCGAGTCAGGTTTAAACGATGAAGAGGTTGATCGCCTGCAACAAATGCGAAAGGTTAAAACGCCAATCGAAAAGGATGGTAAAAAGCTAGAAATCAAGCGTCAGGTTGTGCAAGACGTACAGGTCTCAAGAAAGACTTATCGAAAAATAGATGACATTTTGTCTATTGAAGATGCGCTTACTAGAATCAGCAACCAATTAACGAAGGCAATCAAGCAGCTTAATGCATTAGCTACAGAGGAATCAAGAAACAAAGTATACAACAACCAAGCGAATAAGCTTGAAGTTGAAATTGATATGCTGAAACTAAAAGCTGATTTGTTACGCAATGATTCTGAAAAATCTACCGAAGAAAAACTTGATGAGTTGTTAGAAAAGATTAGTGGTGAATTAGATGGCACTAGTTGAGATTTATAACCCAAAGCAAATCGACGTGTTAAATAAAACCATTAAGAATGATTGGTTCATTACTTTATTACATGGAGCAAAACGTTCTGGGAAAACAAAAATAAACAATGATTTGTTCTTGTTTGAATTGCGACGTGTACGAAAGATTGCCGACAAGGAAGGCATAAAGGAACCAATGTATATCCTAGCAGGAGTGTCTAGTGCAACAATCCAAAAAAATATCTTACAGGAACTATACAACATGTACAGCGTAGAACCTAAATTCGATAAACATGGAAACTTCAAGTTGTTTGGCGTTAAGGTAGTACAAGCATATACAGGAAACATCGGTGGTGTTGGTGCAATTCGTGGTATGACGGCATATGGAGCTTATATCAATGAAGCTTCTCTGGCTAGGCAAGAAGTATTTGCTGAAATTGTTTCGCGTTGTTCAGGAACAGGAGCGAGAATCCTAGCTGACACAAACCCTGACAACCCGGAACACTGGCTGAAGAAAGAGTATATCGACAATTCAAGTAAAAACATTCAATCGTTCCACTTTGAATTGGATGATAATACTTTTTTATCTGAACGCTATAGAAATAATATTAAAGAATCAACACCAAGCGGCATGTTTTATGATCGTGATATCAAAGGTTTATGGGTTTCTGCAGAAGGTGTCGTTTATCGTGATTTTGATGCTAGCAAGCACTACATCCAGTCAAAAGACTTACCACCTTTGAGCAACTTTTATTGTGGTGTTGACTGGGGATATGAACACTGGGGTTCAATCGTAGTTATAGGTGAAACGGATGACGGAACAGCTTATTTAATCGAAGAACATGCTACTCAATTTGAGGAAATCGATTACTGGGTAGATGTAGCAAAAGGCATTCAAGAGCGTTACGGCTTACGAGTGCCTTTTTATTGTGACTCTGCGAGACCGGAGCATGTGGCTAGGTTTGTAAGAGAAAAGATTAATGCTAAAAATGCTCATAAAGCACGGTTATCTGGAGTTGAGGAAGTCGCCAAGAGATTTAAACAAGATAAATTGTTTATCTGTCAAGATAGAGTGATGAAATTTCGGGATGAAATTTATCAATACATTTGGGACAAGAAAAAAGGTGAGCCAATAAAAGAATATGATGATGTGCTAGACTCCGTTCGATATGCGATATATACTCATGAGCTTCTTAAGAAACCAAAAGTTAATGTCAACGAAAAGATTAAACGTGTTAAACGTATGTTTTAAGGAGTGTGAGAAATGGATAAGGTAAACGAATTTGAATACGGTACTGATATACATTATTCGAACGACGTGAACACAAATTATGTAAAGTTTAGCGTAGAATCAAATCTTCACTATAGATTTAGCTCAGCAGAAGATTTACTAAACGATTCAGATACTTTAGCAGCAATGATAAAACATCATCATGAATATCAGGTAAAGCGGCTTAGTGTATTAGATGATTATTACAAAGCTAGAAATACAAATATCATGGATAACCGTAGACGTAGAGAAAAGGAAAAAGCGGATCATCGATCAGCACATAACTTTGGAAAAGTTCTTTGTACGTTTGATGTTGGGTACAACACAGGCAATCCTATAAAAGTGCAAATCGAGGACACAAATCAACAAAAAGAAATCGAAGAGTTTAATACTAATAATGACATAGATGGGTTAAATGCTGAACTCTGGCTTGATATGGATAAGTATGGGAGAGCCTATGAGATTATCTATCGAGATTCAGATGATACAGATTATGTTGATTTGGCTAATGTATTTGAAACGTTTGTTGTATATGATACCACAGTAAAACGAGAGCCTATTTTGGCTGTACGGTATCCTAAGACAAGATTCAACAAGGATGCTGATAAACAGTACATTCAACCAATCGTATACACAAAAGAAAAAAGTATCACTTATGATGAGACGACACTAACAGCAATTGAGTTAAAGAATCCTCAAGATGAACCGCATGAATATAAAGAGGTACCTATTACAGAGTATTCTCCTAATCGTTTTCGGATGGGCTTGTATGAAGATGTACTATCTTTGATTGATCTATACGATGCAGGGCAGTCTGATACCGCCAACTATATGACTGATCTAAACGATGCTCTTCTAGTTATTAGTGGTGATATTGAAGCAGCAGGACTATCCACAGAGGACGCCATCAAGCAGAAAGAAGCGAATATGCTTTTGCTTGAATCTGGAACTGATGTGAACGGTAATAAAACAAGTGTGACTGCAGGATATATTTACAAACAATATGACGTGAACGGTGTAGAAGCATACAAAGACAGAGTGCGCAAGGATATCCACGAAATCTCAATGGTTCCTGATCTTACTGATGACAATTTTTCCGGAGTGCAATCAGGAGAAGCAATGAAATATAAATTATTTGGATTTGAACAAATGACGGCAACAAAGCAAAGGCTATTCAAAAAAGGCCTTATGCGGCGTTATCGTCTTTTATTTAGCCTAAAATCAAGTATTTCTGAAATGGATAACTCCGATTTGAAAGGCTTACGTGTAATATTTACGCCTAATCTACCTAAAGCCATTCTGGAAGAGTTGAAATCTTTGGTTGATGCTGGAGCTGAACTCAGTCAAGAGACGATCTTAGGACTCGCTTCTTTTGTTCCAGATGTACAGGCAGAGTTGGAACGAGTAAATAAAGAAACGCAAAAGCAGACTGGTATTTTTGATTCAGATGGTGAAGAAGTAATTAGCAACAAAAAAGATGAAACAGGGGAGTGATTAAATGAACTCCCAAGAATATTGGATCAAACGGGAAAAAGAATGGCAAAAGCAACAAATTAAAGATGATAAAAAGCGCATGGCAGAAATTAAAAGTCGCATGCAATACGCACAAGATGCGATACAAAAAGAAATAGACGCGCAGTGGGACAGTTTCTCCAATGGTCAGAAAATCACTCGTAGTGAAGCGATGAAGCGTGCTAGCGAAATGGATGTAAAAGCATTTGCTCGCAAGGCTAAGAAGTATGTTAAAGAGAAAGACTTTTCACCTACAGCAAACAAGGAATTGAAACTATACAACCTTACAATGCGTGTCAATCGCTTGGAATTACTAAAGGCGAATATAGGACTCGAATTGATTGCTACGTTCGATGATTTGGACAAATATTTTTCAAACGAACTAACTAAAGCCGGATTAAAAGAATTACAACGTCAAGCTGGCATTTTGGATATGACTATTTCTAAGAGCGATTACGGCAAGCGTGTTGAGCAAGTATTGAACAGTTCGTTTAAAGCAGAGGGGTTTGCTACATTCAGCGATAATTTGTGGATGTACCAAGCAGAGTTGAAAGCAGATTTGGATAAGTTGCTTGTCCGTAGCGTGACGATGGGGCGCAACCCTAAGCAATTAGCACCAGAACTGGCTAAATACCTCACTCAAGAGGGCAGGGAGAACGCTAAGTTTAATGCACAACGGTTGATGGTAACAGAGACCACAAGAGTGCAGACAGGGATTCAAGAGCAAAGCTATCGGGATGCCGAAATAGATCAATATGTTTATATAGCCGAACCAACAGCGTGCAAGAATCTGTGCGATCCGCTAAGCGGAAAGATATTCAATGTTAAGGATATGCAGCCAGGTGTTAACGCACCCAGTCTACACCCTTTCTGCCGATGCAGTACAGCACCTTATGTTGATCGTGATGCTTTTGAGAAGTCACTTAAAGAAAGAGGGTTATAACAATGGAGAAAGATTCATTTCAAGTTATATCTGACAGATTTTTAGAAACAGCATACGGAAAAAGCAAAGAAGAAATTTTGCATTTGTATCAAAACGATGCTCAATTTAAAGAAGACTATGATACCGTTAAGCAGCATTTAATTGATGTCTTAGAACCAATCGTAAAAGAAGTGTATGAAGCTGCTAGAAAGGTTATTGAGCCTGTTGTGCAATCAATAACAGAATTGGTTCAGTCTAACCCTGAGTACTTCAAAGCTTTGCAAAACAATATGAATCAAAGCATGTTCCAAAGTCGCTAGCCCATTCGCTAACGGCTTTTTATTATGACCGAGAGGAGATGCCAGATATGGAAAACGAAGAAGCAATTGTTAGAGCCATCGCAAGCTTAAATCAGATTCTGCAAAACGAAAAAGTGCTAAGAGTCTCAGTTGAAACTGATAGTGAATGGGAAGACGGTATTAAATCGTTTGATATCAGTGTGAAATATTTGCCTTCAGGCGATATTAACGGAGCCAAATAACGGCTTTTTATTGTGCCTTCTTACAGCTTACAGGCGTTAAAGAGAAAGCTATTTTCGGCTGACCGGCGTAACTGGTCAAATTTATCGGGTAGCGGCGTAACCGTGGAGGATTAATCATGAAAAAACGTTTATTTATGCCAATGAACTTACAATTTTTTTCTGAACCAGGAGATGGTGGATCTGGTGATGAGGGACAACAAGGAAACCTACCAGCTGGCTCACAAGAGACACCGACCGAAGCAAAAGAAGAAAACAATACTGGCAAAACATTTTCTCGTGATGAAGTAGCGAAAATGATCGCTGCTGAGACGAATAAAGCAAAAGCAGCGTGGGAAAAAGAACTAGAAGCAAAAAAAGAAGAAGCTAAAAAGCTGGCAAAAATGAATGCGGAAGAAAAACTACAGCATGAGTTGGAACAAAAAGAAGCTGAAATCGCTGAATTAAAGCGTGGACAGGCATTATCTGAAATGACGAAAGAAGCTTCTAAAATGCTGACAGATGCAAATTTACCACACGATGATGATTTGCTTGGGCTGATTGTTTCTGATGATGCAGATGCCACAAAACAAGCTGTAGCAGTCATCACTAACTTTGCTTCTTTGATTAAGAGAGAAAACGCAAGACAAACACCACCAAATGAAGGTGGACAATTTACAGCATCGAAAAATACTAAAGAAACAGTGGCTAAACTAGCTGCTAAAAATCGAATTATCAAATAGGAGGAATAAACAATATGGCACAAACATGGAATCCAGATAACGTAACAGTTTATGAAACTAAAGAGGGTAAAATCCCTGACAAGTATAATACTTTGATTATCAACGACATTATGGAAAACTCGAAAGTAATGCAATTGGCGAAATACGAAGAAATGACAGATAAGGAAAAGAAATTTGAATACTTTGCTGAAGGTCCTGGCGCATACTGGGTTGGTGAAGGTGAGAAGATTCAAACATCTAAACCTAAATGGTTGCAAGCGACAATGGTAGCTAAAAAGCTAGGCGTGATTATTCCTGTGTCTCGTGAATACTTGCACTACAAAATGTCAGATTTCTTCACTGTTATGCAACCTAAAATTGCTGAAGCTTTCTACAAAAAGTTTGATGCGGCTGCATTACTAAACACTGACAATCCGTTTCCACAGTCTTTAGAAGAATCTGTCGTTGCAGCGGCTAATGTTATCAAAGGTCCTTTGACTTATGACAACATTTTGGCATTAGAAGATGCTTTAGGCAAAAATGAATTTGAACCAAATGCGTTCATCTCAAATCGTAAAAACCGCACAGAATTGCGTTCTGCCGCTCAAACAGTCGGTACAAACGTTGAATTTATCTATGACCGCTCGGCGAATACGATTGATGGTCTTCCTGTGGTTGACTTGAAAGCATTGGGTAAAGGTGAATTGTACGCTGGTGACTTTAACTATATGTTCTATGGTATCCCATTCAACATTTCGTTCAAGATTTCAGAAGATGCGCAATTATCTACGCTTAAAAACGAAGATGGCACTCCTGTAAACTTGTTTGAACAAGAGCTGGTTGCGTTGCGTGCAACAATGGATGTCGGCTTTATGATCGTCAAAGATGCTGCGTTCGGTAAAATTGAACCGGCGGGGGAGTAACAATCCCCGTTATAGGCGTTACTGTAACGCCTAAAACCTCAAGCGCAGTTGCGGGGACTGCTGGCAATAGACAATTAACAGCCACCGTTGCGCCACAAAACGCAACAAATAAAACAGTGACGTATTCAATTGCGCCAGTAACAAGCGGATTGACGGTTTCTTCTAGCGGTAATATCACTTGGACTGACACAGTACCAGCCGGTAAATACACGACAACAATAAAAACGGAAGATGGATCACACACAGATACTCACGTTTTGACACTGACTGAGCCGTAGGAAGGATAGGTACGAATGGTAATTAAAGATGACGTTAAGAAGCTTCTAAGCGGTTCTACAGATGATAAGCTAGAAGTTATCGAGAGACGAACTAGAGAGCGCTTAGCGTCATTGCTAGGCGTTTCTGTTACACCAGATTCATTAGAGTACATTGTTTTCGACGTAACCAACAAACGTTTCAATCGAGTTGGACAGGAAGGGATGTCCTCATATTCTCAAGAAGGACTATCTATGGCTTTTCCTGATTCGGATTTTTCAGAGTATCAAAATGAGATTGACGAATTTAAGCGTAAAGATCAGGAAGAGTTGTACAAGCCAAAGCGAGGGAGGTTTAAATTTATATGAGATTTACAGATGAAATTATATTTGTTAAACGTTCATCTGACTCTAAATATGATCCAGATCTCGGTGAGTGGGTTGAAGGCAAACCAGAAAGAACAAGAACAGAGGCAAACGTGACAGATATTGGCACTGATAGAAGTGTGACTATTTTTGGTAGTGTGGAAGAAGGGGCGAAGGTCATTAGGACGCAGCCTCTTTTTTCTATCCCTACATTTGACTATATCGAGATTGAAGGAAAGACTTGGCAACAAACAACAGCTAGAAATCCAGCATATAGAAATAGTTTAATTGTGCAAGAGGTGGTTCTTGATGAAGGCACAACTTGAATATAAAGGAATCGATCAGCTGATGCGACACCTGAAAAAAGTAGCAACGCTTAATGACGTTCAAAAAGTCGTGAAAAGCAATACTGCTGAAATGACTGAACGAATGCAAAAAGGTGCGCCAGTGGATACAGGTTACTTACGAAGATCAATAAACATGAATCTTTTAGAAGCTGGTTTAACTGGTATTGTAGGACCGACAGCAGACTATGCTCCTTATGTAGAACATGGAACTCGCTTTATGTCGGCACAGCCTTATGTTAGACCAGCTTTTAATTATCAAAAAGTCAAATTTATGGCTGAAATGAAAGCCTTGGTGAAATGATGATTAAGACAAGAGATCAGTCGATTTTTGATGAACTTTTTAAAATATCCCAAAACAAACTTGGATATAAAACATACGATTACAAAACTTTAGAGGATGTTGGTTATCCCTTTGTGGAATTTGAGAACACTCAGACCATCCATGAAGTAAATAAAACTGACATTAAAGGGTCTGTGATTGTGGTTTTATCCGTTTGGGGATTACAGAAGAAACGAAAGCAGGTGTCAAATATGGCATCTGCTCTTTTTAATGAAGCTAGATTGATAGAAGCCACAGAAGGCTATTATTGGGCTTTAAATTATCAAGCAAGTGGAATTCAAGTGATGGACGACACAACAACCAATACGCCCCTAAAACGAGCGGTTGTCACACTTGAATTTAGAATTAGATAGGAGGAAGAACATGGAAGCATTAAAAGGTATTGATGTCATTTTGCTTTATCGCTTATTGAAAAAAGAAACTCAGGAAGCTGCTTGGAAAATGGCATTTCAAACAGAACATGAAAATGGATTATCAAGAGATTCAGACTCTACAGTGACAAAAGACGGAAACGTTCAAAGTTTAAGCCCGGTTGAATATGATTTTTCGGCTACTTCAATAGTTGCTAAAGGAGATTCTCATGTAGATGAAATGAAACAAGCCTTATTAAATGGCGATATCATTGAAATTTGGGAAATCAACAAAGCAGAACAGGGAACAGATGATAATGCAAATAAGTACAAAGCTACTTATTACCAAGCATATGTGTCTGAATTTACTCCATCGGCTGCTGCAGAGGATAACGTTGAATTAAGTTTATCATTTGCAGTAAATGGTGTTGGTCAAGATGGTTATGCAACCTTGACAGAAGATCAAGCCGATGTTGTTCAATATGCATTCAAAGATACCGTGAAAGCAACTGCACCAGGAAAATAAGAGAGCTTAGATGCTCTCTTTTTATTTTAAGGAGGATGAAAAGCAATGAGGCTAGTTATAAAGGAAAAAGAATATGATTTTATTTTTGGTTATGGATTCATTAAAGAGATGAATCGTCGATATTCTGTGACTGAACAAGGGTTAACGATGAAAATGGGAATGGAAACAATATTATCAAATTTTCTTAATAAAGATGTAGAAACTCTTGTAGAGATGTTGAAAGTTGCTAATTCAACAGAAACACCGAAAGTAAGTGAGATCGCAATTGCAGATTACATTGAAGAAAATGGTAGCGAGCAGGTGTTTGATGATGTTTTAGAAGAATTAAAAAAGTCGGAATTTACAAAATTGAAGACAAATCAACTTCTGGAAGAATTACAAAAAAGATAGATTTTGATGAAATTTATGAAGAGTTTCAATTGAATTGTCTACGTTATTTGGGAATAAATGATTTTAATCAAATGGATCGCTTAACAATAAGCGAATACAGACTAAGGCAAAAAGCTCACCAGTTAAAAATGTTAGACAAAGAATATTTGATTCATCTTGCCGCTTGGAAAAATTACGAAGTTCAAGCACAAGAGAAAAAAGGTAAAAAACAAGTTCCGATTTATCAAACCTTCAAATCTTTCTTTGATTATAAACAAAAAGAGCAAGAAATTATCGGAGTAAAAGAGGTAATAGACAGCGAACTGGTCAATCTGATTAAAAAAGCAAATAAATAAGAAAGGAGGTAGGGGATGGAAAGCTATTCTGTGCAAGCGATCCTTACAGCAGTTGATAAGAATTTTTCATCTACAATGAAAAGTGCTCAAAATGAAACGGATGGTTTGCAAGACAATACAAAAAAGTTTGGTACTTCTATTACGGATATTGCAAAGGGTATGGGCATTTTCAAAGTGTTGGATGCAGCCGTTCAAACAGTGACACAATCAGTCGGTGGTGCGGTTAATCGTTTTGATACGCTTAATAAATATCCTACGGTGATGAAGGCACTAGGATATTCCACGCAAGAAGTTGATGGATCAATGCAAAAATTGACTAAGGGTATAGATGGGTTGCCAACTTCATTAGATGAAATTGTTTCAAATACACAGCAATTAGCTATCTCAACGGGTAGCTTAAATAAAGGAACAGACACAGCCCTAGCCTTAAACAATGCTTTTTTAGCATCGGGTGCTTCTACAGCTGATGCAAGCCGAGGAATGCAACAATATCAACAAATGTTAGCAAAAGGTACAGTCGATATGCAGTCGTGGCGAACATTACAAGAAACTATGCCGATTGCAATGGATAAAGTAGCAAAGTCATTCAAAGATCAAGGTGTTAACTCTGTCACTGATCTTTATTCTGCATTACAGAGTGGTAAAATCACTTTTGACGATTTTAACAATCGATTAATTGAGTTAAACGATGGCGTTGGTGGTTTTGCTGATCTAGCTAAGAAAAATTCAGCCGGAATTAAAACCTCGTTTCAAAATATAAAAACAGCAGTTGTTAAAGGTTTGGCAAATATCTTTAAAGCTATTGATGAAGAAATGCAAAATGCTGGTCTTGGTTCAATTGCTGAAAACTTGAACAAACTACAAGGTCTAATTACAAACACTTTCAATATAATCATTACTGCTTTACCATCTGTTATTAGTTTTTTATCTACTCTTTATCAAATTATCGAACCTTTTTTACCAATGATTACAGCAATAGCCGCAGCAGTTGTAACTTATCAAACTGTTATGGGGATAGCAACTAAAGCTGTAAAAATATATACAACCACACAACAATTGATGAACGCTGTTATGACTGCTAATCCAATAGGATTGATAATAACTAGTATCATTTTGTTAGTGGGTGCATTTATTTACTTGTGGAATACAAGTGAAGGATTTCGTAATTTTTGGATTAATTTGTGGGATTCAATTAAAAATATTGTAAGCACGTCTGTTGAATGGGTAAGAAATGTTTGGGACAAGTTTACGTCTTGGTTATCGGAGACATCGAATAACATTTCTAATAACGTAAAACAAGCCTGGAACAACTTAAAACAAGGAACAATCAACTTGTTCAACAATACGATTCAAGGTGCAAAAAATATTTGGGACTCCTTTAAGTCGTGGATCATCAACTTAATTACAGGGGCGAAAGATAATATAATTCAAGGATGGGAAAATCTAAAGCAAGGGACTATTAATACTTTTAACAACTTAGTAAATGGTGCTCAAGAGGCATGGGATAATTTAGTAAATGCTGTTAGTGATACGGTGGATAGAGTAACTGGCTGGTTTGATAACTTGAAAAATATCGACTTATTAGCAGCCGGAAAAGCTATCATGGATAGTTTTCTAGAAGGGTTACAAAATGCATGGAAATCTGTGCAAGATTTTGTTGGAGGTATTGGTGATTGGATTCGTGAACATAAAGGACCTATCCAATACGATAGAAAGCTATTGATCCCAGCTGGTCAGGCTATTATGAACGGTCTGAATAAAGGACTGACAGGAGGATTCAATGACGTACAGAATACTGTTGGAAGTATGGCAGACTTTATCGCGGAACTTTTCAATGCAAATTCTGATGTAGATATAGCTGCAAATCTGAAAAATGCAAATAAAAACATTGGTGCACAAGTTGAACATAAAATAAATATGGGTGGCTCTACTAAACCAGCTGTATTTAAATTCAATCTTGGAAGACAATCGTTTAGATTGTTTGTGGACGATATTTCACAAGCTATGGGCGAAGGTGCAGACATTAATCTAGAATTTTAGGAGGGAATATTTTGGATCAGCGAGAAAATAAAATGTACTCATTCAAAGATACAACTATTAATCTCAATAGTTCTAAAAGATTCCTTCCAACGTCTGCCATGATGTACGATGGAATGTATTTAGAAGATTTGATTGAGGGTTATCAAACACTTACGGTGGAAGGTAGAGAAATGCTTTCTGTAGAAGTTGAACAGCAAGATATACAAATTGGTTCAATCATTACAAATCAGAAAATACCTTCAAGAACACTAAAAATAACATACAAGTTGGAAGACAGAGATCCAGAAAAACTACAGTTTAAATTCAAAGAGCTGTTGAATTATTTATACCGGAATGAAGACGTGGAAATTAGGTTTCATGATGAATTAGATTTTTATTACTACGGTCGCTATACATCAACTGATACTGTTCCAGGAGACTCCAACTCTATTATTTCAAGTTTTAATGTATTTTGTGCGGACCCACTAAAGTATACGAAAGAATGTGTTAGTGATGGCTATATTGGAAATCCGATACAGTTTCCTATAACACCAAGAAAAATTGAAGTCACTTTATCCATGAATAATTCAATCAAAATTACAAACGGAGAACAAAATATCACGATTACTGACGCGGCAATAAAAACTGGAGACGTGTTGGTTTTTGATTTTTCCGATGAGCAGGTAACTGTAAACGGAGAAGATTGTACTTCTATGATTGATTTAGAAAGTGATTTTGAGAACTTTTATCTTAAGCAAGGTCAGAAGATAACTAGCAATAATGGAAACCTTAAAATATTCTATAGGGGGGCGACAATTTGAGTGAGACAGTTTATTTCTTTGATCACTTGCAAAAACTTATTAAAAGAAAAAATACAAGAAGTGTGATTGAAGTCTCCCAAGAAAAAGAAATTAGTTCTGATAAGAGTGATCTAATGAAAGATACTCTTTACGTTACGACAAAATATGATAAAGAAATAGAGGATGCAAGATATATGGCGATTCGTGAAAACGAGTCGTCTTTTTCGTTGTATCGAATTACTAAAGTTAGCGACCCATCTGAAACATTAGAGTTTACAGGGTTAGGATTTGCGACAAATGAATTAGATGCTTACATCATCAAAGATATTAGGCCGAGTGGGCAGCCCTTAAAAAATGTTCTTGATCGATTGATTGAATTTACTGAAGGAAATTGGCGCGTTGGTCACGTAGAAGCAATGTTACCAGCAGTAACTGCAACTTTTTACTATGTCTCTGTAAAAGAAGCGTTGAAAGAATTGCAAACCTTAGGCATGGAATTTGTCTTTAGGTGTTCTTTGAATTCTGATGGAATAAAGGATAAATGGATCGAAGTATATGAACAAATTGGTGAAGAATCGAATACACGTTTTGTATATGGTAGTAAAGCATTAACAGTTGTAAGAGAGATAGATAGAAGCTCAATCTCAACTTCAATGATAGGTCGTGGGCGAGGCGAAGAGGTTGGTGACGGATACGGTAGAAGAATTGAATTCACTGATGTTGAATGGAAAAAGTCGAATGGTGATCCTTTAGATAAGCCTAAAGGCCAAAATTGGCTTGAAGATCCGGAAGCAACTCAAAAGTATGGGATACCACAAAAAGATGGATCAATGAGAAAACGAGAAACCGTAGTAGTGTTTGATGATATAGATGATCCAACAGAATTACTTAAAAATACTTATTCAACCTTAATCGATTCTGCTAGACCGTTAGTACAATTCAAAGCTGAAGTCACTGGAGGAGATGTGATAGGAAATACAGTGACTATTCACAGATACGATAAAGGTTATCACTATAAAACTCGTATTTATAAAACTACATTCAATCGGCTTACCGGTCAAACGAATATCGAATTAGGGGATAATTTAACACAAGATGTTAGAAAACAAACGGCTTCTATTGTCAATAATATTAATAGTTTAGAATCTAGCAAAATGACATTTTACGAATCGACAGAGATTGGAAAATATCAAGATGACATTATGCGAGGTGCAGGAGATAATGGCGGTTCTATTTATTGGGTAAATGGAATTGAAGCTGGTGTTAGTGATAGTAGAGAAATCTATGAAACTGTTTATATGGATGGACCTAATATTCCTAGATCACGCTTTTTTATGGTCCAAAATAACTCAGGAATATCTTTCAAACAGTGTAAAAAAGGTGAATGGCAAACAATCCAAGATGTACACAATGGTGATAGCACGACCGCGTGGACGTTGGATGGAACTTTCAATGCTAATTTTATTAAAGCAGGAATTCTTTCAGGTATTCTCGTGCAAGGGGTAGCTTTAAAGACATTGGATGATAAAGATTTCCAATTAGTGGCAGAAGGAGGACAACTTTCTTTTGAAAAAAAGGTCATTTCAACTGGGCTTGACGATGTTCACGGAGAATCGCTTGGATCCATCGTAGCAACTTATGGAGGCGGAAAAATAAATGGGTTTGCTGTATGGAAAGAACCAAACTATATTTTTTCCATTAACGCTGGGGACGGCGGCGATCGAGGGAATCCTGTTTTTCAAATTCCAGCAGACGTTACTGCTGATAAGCGCAAATATAATCTTTACGGTGATGGTAAATTTTCAAAAGGGAATATAACCATAGATGGCCGTCTAGATGTCAAAGAATTATATGTGAATGGCGTTAAAATCGATACAAACGGTGGTGGCAATAATGGAGGAGACAATACTGGAGGAAACGATAACGGTTGGAATGGACAATATCCGCCAGAAGTAACTACTGACAGGGATAAACGTTATTGGCAGATCTGGAAAATGGCA